ATGCGGTGCAATGGCAGATCATCATCCCGATGCTTTGCCAACCCACTTGGGACTGGTTCACCGAACAGGCTTGGGCGGCAGGCAAACTGCCGCAGCCGCGCATCCCGGTCGAATGGTCGCCCCCTCGCTTCGAGGCCGTTGATCCCCTGAAAGACGCCATGGCGGATCTACTCGCCATGCGGTCGGGCACCATGACGCTGGCGCAGGCTATCGCGCGGCAAGGCCATAACCCTGACGCAGTGCTCGCTGAGATCGCCGCCATGAACGCCAAGCTTGATGCGCTTGAGCTCGTTCTCGATAGCGATCCGCGCCGCGTCACCAAGACCGGCGTGATGCAATCGCCGTCGGCGTTCCAAGAATAGTAACGGTCAGTCGGCAAGACCAAGGAAAACGATCAATGCTCGGTTGACGCGCACGATATCTGCAGCGGCGAGTTGCCCGATCCGGTTTCCAAGCTTCGTCTTGGGGATAGTGCTTACCTTGTCGACCATGATCCGCGACGTGGCGCGCAACCCATTTGCGCCGCTAGGCACTACGTCAAGACGAAATAGCGGCAACTCAGTTGGATCCGTGGTGAAAGGGCAGATCGTGACCGAGTCCAGAACCTCAAAGGCCTCGCTCTGGACAATGACAACAGGACGAGGTTTGCCGGCGTAATCAGGACCGCCCGAGACGGTCCAGATTTCACCGCGCTTCATCGGTATTGAACCACGAGATTGAGTCAATGAAGGCTTGATCGCTCTCTGCGTGCGGGCTGGCATTGGCGAGAAGGCATTGCCGGCGAACCTCCTGGGCGAAGCCAGGCGCACGGGTATCCGGGACCCAAATTTGGATCGGCCGAAGCCCTTGAGCACGCAGCCGGTCTCGGTGCGCGCCAACACGCTCCCTCACGGGCCCGCTGCCTTTTGAACGCTTGGTTGAGGATGCCACGGCCCTCTCCTTGTTACATGTAACATACCCTGATCCATGGGTTTCTACAAGAGGGAAATTCCCAGATGCACGGAACCATCGAACTGCCGGCCCTGCGCCGCGCAGCCGACTTATTGCCGGCCACTATCGATGAGCAGGATCGCTCAATCGAAGTGGTCTGGTCGACGGGCGCCAGGGTCAGAAGGCAACCACTTTTTGGCGAGCCCTTCGACGAAGAGCTAAGTATGGAGCCCACTAGTGTTCGCCTGGATCGGTTGAATGCAGGTGGGCCGCTGCTCAAGGTTCACGACACTCGTACGCTTGATGCCGTCATCGGCTCAGTGGTTCCCGGGACCGCCCGGATAGATCAGGGACGTGGCGTTGCGCGTGTTCGTTTTAGTGAGCGTGATGATGTGGAGCCCATCTGGGCAGATGTCCGCGCTGGGCATTTGAGGGCTGTGTCAATTGGTTATCAGGTCCACCGTTTTGACGTAACCCGCTCGGCGAATGCTCCAGAAATTTGGCGGGCAGTTGATTGGACACCCTTTGAGATTTCCGCGGTCCCGGTCGGGGCCGATCCGGCGGCCGGCTTCCGTTCGGTTGACCCGCTAAGCCCCTGCGTCGTGGACCGGGACGACGCCCCTACCGCAGAGAGAATTTTTATGGACGAAACCATTATGGCCGCCGCGCCCGCGACTCCTATCGCTGCCAAGCCCGAAACCGGCAATCATGCGCCTGAACCCGCGGTTGATACGCAAAGGCTCATCAATCAGGCACAGACAGCCGAGCGGGAGCGGGTTGGGACAATCTATGATTTGGCTGGTCGTCTAGGCCTAGAACGGGGTCTAGCAGAGGACCTAATCACCAAGGGCATAGCGATTGACGAGGCACGACGCATTATCCTCGACAAAGTTGCCGATGAAGCCGATCAGAAACGCTCATTTGCACAAGTATCGACCCCACTTGGAGGTCTAGATGAACGCCAGACCCGGCGCGAGGCTGTAACGAACGCCCTGCTTCATCGATATAGCCCCACACTGTTTCCAATAAACGAACCAGCGCGGGATTATCGGGGCATGACGTTGCTCGAGCTATCACGCGAATTTCTCGCATCATCTGGGGTCAATGTGCGCGGAATATCCCGCGATGAGATCGCAACCCGCGCGCTACATTCGACTTCAGATTTTCCTGAAATTCTTGCTGCGGTGACGAATAAGACCCTTCGCCAAGCCTATGACGCCTATCCGCAGACCTTCAAACCTTTCTGTCGTCAGGTACAGGCCTCTGATTTCCGGGATATCACCAGGGTCCAGCTTGGAGAAGCACCCCAACTGCAAAAGGTAAACGAGTCCGGCGAATTCAAGCGTGGAACCATTGGTGAAGCCCGCGAGCGTTACAGGGTTGAGACTTATGGCCGCGTTGTTGGCATCACCCGACAAACAATCATCAATGATGATTTAGATGCCTTCACAAGGCTTCCTGCCATGTATGGAACTGCCATTGCCACACTTGAAAGTGATGTGGTTTGGGGCATCCTAACCACTAACGCCGCGATGGGTGATGGAGTGGCCCTCTTTCATACCACGCATAAAAATCTCGCCTCAAGTGGTTCTGCGCTTTCGACCTCCAGCATTGGCGAGGCGCGCGCTTCTATGGCAAAGCAGACCGGTATCGACAAGAAAACTGTTCTAAATATTCGCCCGACTTATCTATTAGTGCCGGTGTCCCTTGAATTAGCTGCAGAGCAACTACTTGCACAAAATCTCACACCGACCAAAACAACGGATGTAGTACCTCAGTCCATTCGTAGCCTCGCCGTAATCGCAGAACCGCGCCTGGATGCTACCAGTCAGACCAGCTGGTTTCTGACCGCCAGCCCAGCACAGATCGACACGATCGAATACGCCTACCTCGAAGGCCAGCAAGGTGCCTATATTGAGACACGGAACGGCTTCGATGTTGATGGAGTCGAGATCAAGTGCCGCCTCGATTTCGGCGCCAAGGCTATCGACTGGCGTGGCCTCTACAAGAATAACGGCGCCTGACGCCTATCTCAACCAACATCCGGACGAGAGAGGGCGGCCTATGGCCGCCCTTCGTCTTTTGGAGAGGAGTTTTCCATGAAGAACTATGTGCAGCCGGGCAAAACAATCACTCTTGCGGCGCCCTATGCCGTGTTGTCTGGAGATGGCCTGTTGGTAGGCGCCATCTTCGGTGTAGCGAGCGGAAATGGCGCTATTGGCGAGGCAGTCGAGGTAGCGCTAGTTGGCGTCTTTGACCTCAAGAAGGTCGCGTCTCAGGCATGGACGGTCGGCGATAAAGTCTACTGGGACAACACCGCGAAGGAGACTACCAAGACGGCGACCAGCAATACGCTGATCGGTGTGGCGGTCGAGGCGGTCGCCAATGGCGCAAGCGATACCGTTGGCCGCTTGCGGCTAAACGGCAGCTACTAAGTAATCGCGGCGCAGTTCAATCATGGCATCCCCTGAAGAAGGCGATCCTCCGGAGGTGCACTGGACGATAGATCGCCGCATTCCTCTAGCGCTCATCACAACGTTGCTTGTGCAGTTCGGGGGCTTTGTCTGGTGGTTCTCATCAGTCGAATCTCGCCTCACCGTGAAGGAGCAGCGTCTGGCACGCGTGGAGCAGCGTCTCGATGAAGACCAGCGTGCGATTTCGGCGATCGTCGAGCGTCTGGCGCGCATCGAGGAACGCGCCAACGCGCAACTTGAGCTGCTACGTCGGATCGATGGGCGTCTGCAGGAGCGTCGACCATGACGGTTTTCGACACCGCACTCGGGAGCCTTTTTGCCGACGGCAACCTGGCTCAGGCCGGGATCTGGCGTAGTGGGGGTCAGGGACTAGGGCATCCGGTACGGCTCCAGCGCGTGCAACCGCTCCCGGTGTTTGAGGTCAGCGGAGCCAAGCTCATACAAAACGCAACGCTCTTCGATATCCGCGCTGAGGAAGCGGTAGGCATTGCAGAGGGTGACACGCTCGAAGTATCGGGCGTGATCCATCGTGTACAAGCGCCACCGACTTCCATCATGGATGGCCGTATCCTGCGGCTTGATGTCAGCGCGCTATGAGACTTGAACTCCAGATCGAGGGGGATCTGAACAAGATCCTGGCGGGTGAAGCACGTGTTGCAGAGGCGGCTGTTACGGGGGCCGTCCGCAAGGCCGGAGAGAGCCTGAAGAGCGAACTGCGGGCGCAGGTTGCTGGCGCTGGTCTTGGCAGACGCCTGGCGAATGCTGTGCGCTGCAACGTCTATCCCGAACGTGGCGAGAGCCTCAGCACGGCAGCTTGGGTCTTCGCCCGCCCCGGCAAGGGCGGACGTGGCGGAGCGGCCGATATCATCTCGGCGTTCGAGGAAGGCACACTGATCCGCCGCAGCGGCGGACGCTATCTCGCCATCCCCACCGAAAACGTACCCATGAAGGGCGGTGGTCGCCGAATGACCCCGAACGACATGCAGAGCGGGACGAAGTTTGGCGGTTTCGGTCGTGACCTCGAAGTCGTCCCGACAAACCGCCCCGGCGTTCTGCTCCTTGTCCTGCCAGTCGTTCGCGCCACGAACGGCCGCACGCTACGGCCAGCAACAGGTCGCCGCGTCAAGGCGGGACGCAATGTCGAATGGGTGCCGATGTTCATACTGGTGCGACAGATTCAGATGCCACGCCTGCTGGACTGGCGTGGACCGGCGGAAGCTTACGCGAACCGTCTGCCGGATCAGGTTGTGCGGGAGTGGGAGGCGCGCGATCGCGCGAGCAGGGATGCCCAGTAAACGCGAACTCGTGCTCCAGGCCCTTCACGCACGATTGACGGGCGTTCCTCTCGCCAAGGTTGAACGCAATCGTCTGCGACCGGAGCGGATCCCGCCCGAGGGCTTGATCATTTTGCGTGATGGCGAAATCGGCGAAGCTGAGGTTCTGCTATCGCCGCTGAGCTACGTCTGGACGCATGCCGCGCGCATCGAGGTGTTCTCGGCATCGGGGGATCCGGACGCACATCTCGACACGC